CGTCTATATTGTCTTCAGCCATATTAATATCCAAATGTTGCGTCTGCTACAGGCATGTTATTTGTTTGTCTGCTTGCAGGATCATAATCAAATACACTAAACCGTGGTCTTGACATTATACCATATCTTAGAGCATCATACAAGTGATCTTCTGAGTTTGTGTCTATATCTTCTGGATTTTTTTTATCCAGTGGTATAGCAGGTAGTTGCGAGATGATGTTAGTACATGTGCTAAAAAAAACCAAACGTGGTTCTTCGGTGTATTCGTCAACTTGTAATCGTCTATGTATTTCATTTTTACCTGATACTCTACTTCCTCGACTTCTATCAGAAGGTCTAAACCTACAGCCTTTCATAATCATTTGCTCTGCTAGGCTAGGTCCTGTGTCTCCTCGTTTGTGCCAAAGTGAACTATCCAACACTCCATACTTTATATTACCGTCTTCTACTTCTTCATCTAATATCATATCAGCCAAGTCTGTAGCTAATACTTTTGATACATACAACTCTCTGTATACTATTAGCTGTTCTGACGGAGCAACAGCAAACCATACAACGGCAGAATAACTTCCATACCCATAGTCGCATGCCCTAAACTTAACCCAGTTGCTAGGTATATGGAAAGGCTCAACCACATGTATGTTGCGATCAAACTCGGTGAAAGCTGCTCCTTCTTTAATATCCCAATCTCCTTCCAGTAGTTGTCTTCTTTGCTGTTCAGGAAGGGATAGAAGCATTGCTTCATAATCGCCCTGAGATGAGAGATAAGGGTTATCTGTAAGTCGAGCAGGTATAAACCTACGTTTGAATAGTGGCTGTCCTGCTTTGCTGTGTCCTGCAGGATACTTGAGTTCTTCTCCACTTTCAATGTCTGTTGCATTAAATGCCTTGTTATATGGTGCAGGGTCTATAAACATCTTCTTGACCCAGTGATGCCCCCTACCTCCGGGGTTCGTGGTTGCTCTCATGTACACTGGCAGATCAGGTGATGTAGATCTTAGTCGTGATCTCATGTAGTTCCACGCAAATGGTGTCCCCCACTGTGTAAGTTCGTCAAAGCCTATCCAACTAAATGCCAAACCTTGATAACGTAGCACATCATCGTCTCTATCTAGATATGACATCCATAGTCTTGCACCTGACGGTGCTACCCACTGCATCTTTCTCTCTGACCACTTTATACCTTTCCAAATCTTTGGATAGAGTTCTTGACTTTTAAATATAAGTTCTCTTAACTCTTCTGTGGTATGACGCAGTAGTAAGCCACTAAATGCAGGATGTCCCATATAACGCAGAGGGTCTGCTAACATTGCGTAAGACTTACCACCTCCTGCTGACCCACCATATAGAACTTCTCTTTCACCTGCTGCTAGAAACGATGTCTGAGGACCTTTATTTGGTTTGAAGATAACATTGTGTGCTTCTTCAACAGGTATCGTTTCTATTTGTATCTCTTTAACTGGTGGCTTCTGTTTTTGCTCCTGTACGGCTTTCTTCGAGTTCCTTCGCTTTGTTGATCGCTTTTTCGGCATACTCTGCCCACTTGCGTAGGCTTGTAACTTTGTTCTTACGTTGTCGTTCATTCTTTAGCCGTTTCATCAATCCTACGTGTGATATCTCTCGTCCACTGTTTTTTGTTAGCCAGTTGGCAACCTGCCTGTATGAATATTGTCGTGTGTATGCTCTTGCCTGTTCTAATAAATCTAACTCTAACTTTACTGGTTGCAAAACATCTGGATCGTTTTCATCTACAACATAACCAAACGGTACTGTCCTTGCTATCTTAGGTATAGCCACCCACTCCTCTTCTTCTTTCATATCTGTGGGTTGTGGCAGTGTCCACTTACCTAATGATCTATTCATTGCCTTTTTCTTTTGGTGGCATTAACATTACACCACCTGTAGCTTCTACTTGCATCTTCTCTGTTTTCACTAAACCAGTTCTGTCAAGTAACTCTTTCGCTGCAGCTAATTTGTCACGTATACCTAATTCTGTTGGGTCTATTAACCCACCTGCAATCGCAACAGCAGCTCGTGGTGCATTTCTAGCCATATAGTCCTGTGTAGCTTCGAGTATTTCATCTTTGATGCCCCTCATCACTTCTGTTGTGCTTGATGCATCAGAATATCCTGCTAACTTTTTAGCTGTAACTAAGTCACCACCTGCTTCGTCAAATAAGACAGCTAGTAACTTCTGTTGTTTCTCTGTAAGTTGTCTTGCCATTTATGAACCTTTTTTCCATTTCTTAGAAGGAGATTTAGTTTTACTTGGACTCCATTTAACTTTGTCTGCCCAGTATGCCGCAGATAGTTTACCTTTGGCAATATTCTTAGCGTGTCTACTTTTAAATGCTTTTCTCTGTCCAACTGTCTGATTAGTTTTTACACCCTTTTGTCCAAACTTTATGTACTTATACTTGCCACCCTCACTAGCCATAACGTGATGCGATTTACCAGACGTATCACTTGCAGGTAATCTTTGAGCTTTGTTGACCTCTCTTAGACCAACCTCTTTCATCTTGTTTTTGACTCGTTCAGGTAATGCCATTAGCTTGATTGAAAGTGAGGACCATCAATAAATGGGCGGCGTGATTGTGAACGTCTGAGGTCTATATAAGCGTTCATTGCTTGCTCCATAGTGCCATCCCACTTTGCTATATCATCTATTTGCCATGCAGCTCCCCAACAAATTTTAGCTCCAGTTTCTAACGCTGCTTCTTTCATTGCATCTGCTATGTCATCATACATTACGATGTCCCAACTTGGGTTACTGCCGTCATAAGCCATTAAATCAACAGCATGTGAATATCCATCTTCTTGCACAAGATGTTTAGATTTCATGGTCTGCGATCTTTTTGCTTCATACAATCTTTTTTGTTCTGCAAGAGAACGGACACCATAAATCACTCCAAAGTCCACCTTACTCACTTCAATGGCTCGTTTTACTGTGTCCACCAGTACAGGATGCACACCTTCTAATTTATTTAAACTTCTTCCTGATAACTTAAATGCCATTATTACTCCTTAGAATATTACTACTATAAACGTAAACAATACTAAAATTGCCATCATACTATTTAATAACCAACCTAATCTCATTTCTTCCTCATATTAAACAGCTTGCTTGCAGACCGTGTAGCAAAGCTTGCACTTACAATAGCTCCTAAGGCTATCTGATACCACTGTGGCATACCTGCGAGTGCAGTAAAGCCATCTGCTACTATGCCCCTGCCCCACTCTCCACAGAAGCTCAGTACTAGAGGAATACTGAATAACAAAGTCAGCCATTCGTCTTTCCACGAGCTTTGGGATGCCCTCATAGCAGCTAAGTCCCAGTCAATCTCTCCTGTTGCTTCTTTCATCCGTATAGTAGCTTCAGCCTTTTGTATGGCTGTCTTGCCCTCTATATAGGATGATGCTAAGTTAGATACGGAGCTAAGTATAGTTCCTATCATTATACGCAGTCACAATCATCATGGCACTTCTTGTTCCACAATGCACACCATAATCTTTTAAAATACTTTCTCATCGTTCCTCCCTTTCCATTTTTCTGGGTTCGGCTTTCTCTGCTCCCATCCATATGGCAAAACTCCCAGTCATCGCCCCTGTAATCACTGATATCAGTCCTGCCTGTTGTGTGGTCAACTCTGGCTGACTCAAAGCCCATTCTATACAACGTATATAAACTCCTGTCATCACTAGCATCATCAGTCTTGGAAGTATTCGCCATCTGTCAAGTGTCTCTGGAGTCATTCTTCTTCTTATCTTTAAACGCTGATTGGTCGTGTCGTGGATCTTTAGCTTGTTCTATTACCTTTTTGATCCAATCTCCGTTCCCTCCTGTATTGCGACAGTATTCACACCTATCGTCTTCGATGTGATGTCCACAAATATCACAGGTAGGTTCATAAAGCATCTAAATCACGTTCTTCAATAAATTGTCGAACATTCTTTTCAGGAACGCAAAGAACTTTTTGTACTGGTCGTGGTCCATATTCATTTAATAATGCTTTCACAATAGAAATAGTGTTATCTTTTACGTAGTCTTTGCATTGTGTTGCAGTATGAAAGTGTCCATGCTCTTCTGGTTGTTGAAATATGAACACATCTTGTGTACCATCAGCATGTACTCCTAACATTATGGCTACTGCGAACCAAGTTTCAGCTATCATTCTCGAAATATCCTATATTATGTAACTTTTCTATAACTTCTCGTTTTTTTAGCGATGCCTTTAGGCTGTTTAACGAATTGTTTTCCTGCTGCTTTGCCTTTTCTTTTAGCTCTAGTTGTCGCTGCGTACTCTGAGGGTGATAAAGCTTTAATCGCAGCTGTTGGAAGATAGCGTTCTCCAGTTTTTGCACTGGGTTTACCACTTTTTGTCCTCCATTTCTGTTTTGTCCACGATTTAAGACTTCTTTGGCTTTGTTTTAGTGCCATGTTGTCTCCTTAATTGCTCTTTTGCCTTTTTTGCAAGGGCAGCTTGCTCAGTTTTTCCTGCAACCCTAGCTCGTTGTTCAAGAACGGTGAGGATTTGTATCTTCCTCGCATAGGGTTTCTTAATTTTTTTAACTTTTGCAATAGTTTCTTTTGCATCTTTCACCGTTGCGTATTTTATACTTACTGTATCTCTAGGATTTTCATCCGTATAGAGCCTTCTGTCGCTACCT